CGACCCGTGCGGCAGGGGTAATCGAAGACATCACAATTACCGAAGACATCGACATCACTTCTACTACCACGTCCTTGTCTATCTTCTCGCAATAGGACCGGCTTATGCTGAAGAGCCTCGCGTACAGAATACCTCTAATCCTGTTGCCGCTGCTACTGGTAACGTCACAAATCAAGCGGTGCAATTCCAAAACAATGGAGCGCCGTCTCGTCAATACTTCGCAGGGAGCAATTCCTGTAATGGTCCGACAATGACACTTAGCCCGTTTATGATGGGCAATGAAACACGACCTGTAGACCCTGATGGCTATGTAAAAAACGCCAACTGGGGTGCACAGGTTAATTTTATGATTCCGCTTGATAGTGGGATGATCGAACAGTGCAAGGCAATAGCTAAACGACACGAACAAAAGATGCGGCTCAACTACGAGCTTATCAGAGCAGAGAAATGTGCAGACCTAATGAGAAAAGGTTTTACATTTAGACCTGGCTCGCGTGTCGAACACTTGTGTAACGACATTGTACCTATTGTATCTATAAATAATGCTGGAAGCACTAGTGAGCGTAGCGATAGCCGGGATAGCCGGCGGAGCAGCTCTCAATAACCGCCTACATCAACGAATAAACAACGTACACGATCGTATTAGTGGTCTCGACCGGCGTATAGATGCAATAGAACTTGGCGTTGCCCAAGATTATGTGTCTAAAGCCGATTTGTCTGTTATGACGAAACGTATGGAAGATCATATGGTACGCATCGAAAATAAACTAGATCAAATCGTATTACGACATGGCGCATAAAAAAGCAACAGAAGATCAATTTAACGAACTGCACAATCTTGTAACCAAAGAGTTTCTCGCTCGTATTAAAACGGGTGAAGCGTCTACACAAGACCTAAAAGCAGCGTGTGACTGGCTCAAAGCAAACGACATCAGTGGTATTGCCTACGATGGTAACCCACTAGACAAACTTGCTAGTGTCATGCCACAAGTTGATCCTGAACTCGTAAAAAGTAGACTCTATGGCAAAAGGTAAGACTGCACAACACTATGCCAGTAACGCGAAGTCACGTGCTAAGCACATTCGTGATAACTCTCCTGGCGGTAAATATGCACATTCTAATGCATACAAACGTGAACACTCTAGAGCCCGCCGCGCAGCCGGTATTATGGGCAAAGGTGGTCCAGACATGAGCAAAAAGAATGGCAAATTTGTTAAAGAAAGCCTTAAAATTAATCGCGCACGCGGGGGACGCGACCGCGCATGACTCCTCTCCTGCCTACTCCAAATCACTACCTTCATAATTTAATTACCATGACAAGTTCGGAAGCAACCCGTCTTTGGCGTAAAGCCATTAAGGAAACCTTCGACTGCACATGCGTTTATTGTGGAAAATCTTATGAATTACATGAACTTACTCTTGATCACGTTCGTCCTCGCAGTCTTGGCGGGGAAACGATTACAAGCAACATCGTACCAGCTTGTACCTGTTGTAACCAGAGAAAAGGTAGTGAAGAGTGGCAGGGCTGGATGAGAACAGAATTTGGAGTCAATAGACTTCGCGAACACATTATTCAATCACACATTAACTAATTATGTCTTTTAAACGTCGCGCAACTGGCCGAGATGAAATGCTGAAGCGTAATCAGCAACGTAAAAAGAAAGCAGCAGCAAAGCCTGCAGTTAAAAAACCTGTAACTCAAAAGCAAGCAACCAAAACTGCTTTTGGTGGTAAAAGCTTGATGGACACTCCTAAAGTTCGCCCTGTGTTGAAAGCACCTCCGGCAGTTAAACCTACACCAAAGCCTGCTCCTAAGCCTGCAGCATCTAAACCTGCTCCTAAGCCTGCACCTGCTAAACCAGCACCTGCACGTCAACAAACTCAAGTTACTGTTAGCAATCGTAACAAAACTGATGCAGGTGGTATGCGTTATACCGGCGGTCGTGGTGGTACTCCCACTGTATCTACTCCTGCACCTAACCGCAAGCCTAAGCCTGGCACTGGCCGCACTGGTGCTGCCGCTGCAAAAGCTGCAAACCGTACATCTAAACCCGCATCTAAGCCGATGACCGTAGCACAACGCCGTGCAATGCGTCTTCGCGCTCGTCGTGGTCGCTAAAACCCCTCTATATGCCCCGTAAACGCCGCTCTAGCGCGTCCAAGGAGGTATCGGTCGCCGTTGCTATGCAAGCGGACTTCAAGCTGTTCCTACAGGCTCTGTGGGGGCAGCTAGACCTTCCTTCACCCACACGCGCACAATACGCAATCGCAGACTATTTACAAAGTGGACCTAAGCGTCTACAAATACAAGCCTTCCGTGGCGTCGGTAAATCTTGGATTACTGGCGCTTTTGTGCTTTGGACTTTGTTTAATGATGCAGAAAAAAAGATAATGATTATCTCTGCCTCTAAAGAGAGAGCAGATAATATGTCTATCTTCCTACAGAAGCTTATCATTGAAACCCCATGGTTGACTCATTTGAGGCCGAAGAGCGACGACGCCAGATGGAGTCGGATCTCTTTCGACGTAAACTGCTCTCCCCACCAAGCCCCATCCGTCAAATCCGTAGGGATTACTGGCCAATTGACTGGCAGCCGCGCAGACCTTATGATTCTAGATGACATCGAAGTGCCTGGCAACTCGATGACAGAATTGATGCGTGAAAAACTATTACAACTTTGTACAGAAGCCGAATCTATCCTAACTCCGAAAGATGATAGCAGAATTATGTTCCTTGGTACTCCTCAGACCGTCTTTACCGTCTACAGGAAACTTGCAGAACGGAATTATCGCCCTTTCGTGTGGCCAGCACGTTATCCCCGTAAAACCAGTAATTATGAAGGACTTCTCGCTCCCCAACTCCAAGAAGACATTGATACAGGAGCAGAACCCTGGGGTGTAACAGACGATAGATTTGACCACGAAGACTTAATTGAACGGGAAGCTGCCATGGGCAGGTCGAACTTTCAGTTACAGTTCATGTTAGATACGAGTTTAAGTGATGCAGAAAAGTTCCCGCTTAAAATGGCTGACCTTATCGTTACTTCCGTTAACCCTGATAAGTGTCCTGAGTCGATCGTCTGGTGCTCAGACCCCCAAAACGTCATCAAAGATGCTCCAACTGTCGGACTACCTGGAGATTATTTCTACAGTCCAATGCAGCTCCAAGGAGAGTGGCTTCCTTACGCCGAAACAATCTGCTCAGTTGACCCATCGGGTCGAGGCTCGGATGAGACAACTGCAGCTTATATCTCCCAACGAAATGGTTTTCTGTACTTGCATGAAATGCGAGCTTACAAGGATGGATACTCAGACAACACGTTACTGGACATTCTAAAAGGTTGTAAAAAATACAAAGCTTCTACACTCCTTATAGAAAGTAATTTTGGTGATGGAATCGTGGGTGAGCTTTTCAAAAAGCACATCCAAAACCTTACAATGAATATTGGTATTGAGGAAACCCGTGCAAACGTACGAAAAGAAGATCGTATCATCGATGCTTTGGAGCCTGTTCTTAACCAACATCGGTTGGTTGTTGATCGTTCTGTCATTGACTGGGATTACAAATCTAACCCCGATGAGGCACCTGAACGGCGTCTTCTCTACATGCTCTTCTACCAAATGAGCCGTATGTGCCGTGAAAAAGGCGCTGTACGACACGATGATAGAATAGACTGTCTAGCACAAGGTGTCAAATACTTTACAGATGCTTTTGGTATCTCTGCACAAGAAGAAATTAAAGCACGTAAACGTGAAGAATGGAACCAAATGCTAGAATCGTTCCTAGAAGACCCCCAACAATCTGCTAATCATATCGTGTTTGGTATGACCGCAGAACAACAACGACAAGCAAGAGGTAAAACATCAGTCTCTAACTGGGTTTAAAGGGGGGTCCCCCCCTATACAGGGGGAGAAGGGTGGACTCTTCCTGTGTTTGGGGAGACATAAACCTCTCCCCTTTACTTATGTCCGCTGAATGGACATCTAAAAAGACATGTATTTATTTGTATGTTAACTAGCCTGTATCACGTATCTAAGTTTATCGAGATAATAGTGATATCATGTATATTAAGTCCCGTCAATTGGAATCAATGCGTACGGGTAAACCAATGGTTCCCACCCTACATACAAGACCTCAAAGACTTCCAAACTAACCCACCCTATAGTAACGAGAAGAATGCAGTACAGCTACGAAAAGAATACGAACGATTGCAACGTAACATACCATCGGACACGAACAGGTCCAAACTGGTTCCTGGTGTACTACAAAAATAGTGCATGTATCCGTTTTACTCCAAAAGAAGTAGGACGTGTGTTTGGTATAGCTAAGTTTACACCATGGGTAAACGAAATGCGTGACTGGTGTTACGAAATGGTCAATAAATATGGTAGTGATACAGATAAACAGGATGAACAATATATCAAATACATAGAAAAACATGGCTTCGGTCCTGAAGTACATGAAGAACCTAACGACAACATTAAAATGGTAATCTAATGGATTTTCCTATGCCTGATGTCAAGATACTTCCGTGTCTTGTGTGTGGTAAAGATGTCAAAGTAAATGCATCATATCCTATTCGTGAGGTAACTTGTCAAAGTTGTTACGTTACAAGCCGGCAAAAAATTAACAAAAATTTCTGAGGTCTATATTATACGCGTTGCGTGCGCCGCACCCCCGTGGCCCCCTCTGCATGTAACGCGCACCCGCGCCCGATCCTCCCTGTGCCCGATGCGATGCCGCTTGGTGGACGGTGTGCCGTCTGTCATGTGCGATCTGTCGGCCGTTGCGCTGCAAGGGATCTCGGGGTGAGTGTGCCAGTTTTTCGAGTGGACGCCTTGTGATCGGCTGCCGTCGGTGCCATAGTGTGATCACGTCAGACGACAGCCCGCTGGCTGCCTACGATCTGACGCCATCCCTAGTCCCTTAGTAAAGCGCCAAGGGCGCAGCTGAACAGGGACGCACCCCGGTTCCAATCACCATCTGCACCATGTTCAACAGTTACGAGGAGTCAGTACTTGACGCGGCGAACTGTCAAACCGGCTGCCTGTCGGAACGCTTGGCAGAACGCTTACTCAATGACCACGGCTTCACACTCGATGACGTGCTCGACGACTCACACGGTGAGCCAGCCCACAAACTGGCACAACACCACGCCCAAACCTTGCTCAATTGGCTAGGTTATTGATGTTCACCACAGCAGCTCATTTTCCAATGACTCAAGAACACCTGCAAGCCGTTCTAAAGGAAGTGATTCCACACTACCTAGAACGCGACGATCTCGACGGTCTCGCTAGTGATCTTGCAATCTACATCAGCCGTCACGTTGATGACACGCAGGACATCACCAACGAGATAAACGAAGATCTCATCTTCCTGAAGGAAGACACGGAAGAGTAGCCAGGCTCACGGCGGGTCCAACTCCCGCCATCCGTCTGGGGTTTATCCCCTAAAACAACCGCTCACAACACAATGCGAGTGCACATCACGCCCCGGTCTTCAAACAAAAAGACCGGTCCAATACCTGTCACAACGACAGAGCGGGCATCATGCCCAACAACATGCCCCTTTTATGATAAGGGGTGTTACGCACTCAGCGGGCCGCTTGCCCTTCACTGGCGCAAGACATCCGCAGGAGAACGTGGCACAGACTGGCAAGGACTTTGCGATTTCGTCGCTAGCCTACCAAAGCGTCAGCTCTGGCGAGCCAATCAGGCAGGTGATCTACCACACAAGGACGGAATCATTGATTCTGACTTGATGGTTCAGCTCATCAACGCTAACCAAGGCCGCAGGGGTTACACCTACACTCACCACACCCTCAACCATGAAAACATCGGTACGCTTCAGCTCACAAACGCGCTCGGTTTCACCGTTAACGCCTCTACAGAGTCTCTCGCAGCTGCTGATGAAGCCATGGCTCATGGGTTGCCTGCTGTTACTGTCATCCCATCTGATTCTGTTCTACCTGAACGCACACCAGCCGGCCATAAGGCCGTCTTATGCCCCGCTCAATCGCGGGATGTGACGTGTGCTGAGTGTGGCTTATGTGCCAAGGCTGACCGCACCTGTGTGGTTATGTTCCGGGCACACGGCACCGCCAAAAAGACAGTTGACCAACTGGTCGCCTAATGACTGTCTCACTGGCCCATTCCGTCTAGGTTGGGCCTCTGAGACAATCTTTTTTGTCTCGTTTCACAGTCTCATCCAAGGACACACCCACATGCTGGACATCGAACCAGAAAAGCTAGCACAAGCTATGGTTGACCGCCTAAAGGAGGCTGACCTGCGCGAATATGTGCTAGAAGATCTCACCGAACTTTATACGGACCTGCAACACGACAGCCCGTATGAGTACCAGGAGGTCATCAATCAACTCTACCCACAGGACATCTAACCATGCGTAAGTGCTACACATTCCACCTGCCCACCAAGGAGCCTAACAAGGTATTCAAGGTGCGTAGGTATGTGCTCACCGCACCACGTATCACACGCCTCAACGAGCTGCAGATGGTGTTAGGATGCTGCCAGTCAGCTGCTTATCTACATCTCCGCCGTGAGGAACAGACACAACAGCCACAGCTGGCTTACTTTCCCAACCGCTTGATTGCATCATGATCCAACAACCTGACACCCTGATCACCTACCGCATCAAGGATGCATCCATTTTCTGGCACATCTGCGACGATTCAATCAACGTCTATGATACCAGCTGCGAGGATGGCATCTGCATCCATGGCATTGATGCCGACGCTATCTTTCAGATGTGTCGGAACGCAATGTGCGCTAGTCAGCCGTGCTTCAAGGAGCTGCGCAACGCAGACTACCAAGTAGACCAGGCCAAGGAGATGATCACTGCGCTGACAAACTATGTCAACGCTCGTGAGAAGGCCAAAGCAGAAGCGGAGGCAGCTTGATCTGGTCAGAAGTTAACATTATCTTCGCTATTGTGGGGATGATAGGGTTGTTCTCAACTGCTATAATCTGGCAGCGGGCCAACCGCATCACTTCACGATACTATGGACACGGACGCAATCACAAGGAGGATTGAACAACTCACACAAGACTACGAGAGAGGGTTACTGACTAGGGAGCAGTTATGTTCCCTAGTTTTTTTGCTTGATCGTAGATCGTTTCACACCAAAGCACAGCATGATTGAATATGAGATTACTATGTCCAGTGGCGAGGTGTGCTACATACTCGCCGCCGACTTGGAGGATGCTGCATGGCAGGGTCTCCAGTTGTCCACGGACAGAAACACAATACTCAAGGACGTGATCCCAACCTATGTCAAACAAAAAATACTTTCCTCACAAATGGGAATTGATTAAGAGCTGTCCAGCCATCGCCTTCCCTAGCATTGAGTTTGATCACTTCATGGAATGGAAGGTGGGAGGCTGGGAATTACCTGAGGAGATTAGTTGCGTAATACGCACTGATGAGGTAAAAACAGGTAAGGTGAAAGAGTTCACCTACAAAAGCACACACTACGCACAACGAAAGGTCGCAGAGTTGATTGACAAAGGCGGCCATGATATTACTATTTGCACCCATGACACAGTACACTTCATCCCCCACGACTTTGCTGACGATGATGACGACTGATCATCCTGTTGTTAGTAAATTGATTGCAGATGTTGAGGCACACCCACACAGGGACGAGCTTATCAATATCATGTTTGAACAAATCCTTGACGACGACTATCAAGTATGCTGATTCCTGATGAAACTGAGATCGAAAAGCAGTGGCAGCTAGAGCGTGATGCGCTAGCACAAGGAGCCACTAAGATTCGTAAGCAAGAAGACAAAGCATTGGCACGTGAGTATGCTTCATCTCTTGTGACTTCTCAGTCATTCATGAGCACTTACCTGCCAGCTGTGTGTGACACAATTGAACGCACGGTCAACAATCGTATTTGGAACAATGCTGGTGCGTATTATGCTGAGATTGCAACATATCTCAAGGACATAGAACCACTAGCTTGTGCTGGTATTGCGTTGAAGGTGACGTTTGACAAGGTGTTCAGCCTTGTTGAGGATGCTAACAAGCTTGTTAAGATTCAAGAAGCCATTGGCAAAGCAGTCGAACAGGAGTGCCAGATCAGGTACTATGAGCGTGTAGCACCTGGCTTGATGAACTACGTGGTCAAAAAGTATTGGCACTCTGCAGCGGGCACACAGCAACGCTACAAGGACGCACGCATCATGCTTGAGCGCAACGGGTACCATTGGACCAAATGGGGACCAAAGACACAGGTTAGGCTTGGCAACTGGTTGCTAGACTGCATCCTGAGGCAAGAGCCTAACTTATTTGAAACTGTTATCTTCCGCACCAACCGGAAAACAAACACTTATCTGATTCCCACCGCATACTTTGCAGATGCAAAGCAACAGTTGTTCAAGGAACTACAAGATCACGCATTCTTGACGTGGCCTATGTTAATTCCACCAAATGACTGGACAGAAGAAACAGCTGGTGGTTACCTTTCTAATGAAGTTATGCGAGAGCATGATATGATTAGGAGGGGGTCCCCCCCTATACAGGAGGAAACCACCTACCGGTTCCTGAACAAGATTCAGAAAACGGCTTTCACCCTGAATAAGTTTGTTGTTGATGTCGCAAAACAACTAGAAAGACAAGGACGTACTGTTGGTAAATTCATACCAGAAACAGATATCCTAGAACTACCAAACAAACCACTCGACATCGACACAAATGAAGAAGCTAAACGTGAGTATAAACGTAGACGCAGGGATGTAGAAAACCACAACCGAGTTCAGACACAGAAGTGTGTAAGAACACGCATGACAATGGAATGTGTGCGTAGGTTTGAGGTCCACGACAAGTGGTTTTTGCCATGGTCGTACGATTACCGTGGAAGATGTTACCCTGTTGCTGCGTTTCTCACACCACAAGATACTGACTTCGGTAAGTCACTATTAAAGTTCTATATGATGAGCTTTATCGATGAAGTAGCAGTTGACTGGCTTAAGTTCCATGTCGCTACACAATACGGACTCGACAAGGCGCCTATCAAAGAACGTATCTTGTGGGTAGAAAACAACCACACACTAATAGAAAAGATAGCTACAGATCCCATTGGTAACTTACATGAATGGGAAGTAGCTGATGAACCCTGGCAGTTCCTAGCTGCATGTGAGGAGTACTATGCTTGTGTCATTTCTTGTAGCCGTAATTACACTGGTCTGCCTATTGCTGTGGATGCGACCTGCTCTGGTCTGCAAATCCTGGCTGGGCTTGCACGCGATGCATCAACGGCTAAACTTGTTAATGTCATCCCTAGTGACAAACCACAAGACGCCTACAAAGTGATTGCAGAAGCTAGTAAGCCAAATATACCTGAGTGTCTTCATGATGTCTGGGACAGAAAATGTACGAAACGTACAGTTATGACAGTTCCTTACAATGCGAAGCCTTTCAGCAATCGTGGCTACATTAGGGATGCACTGGCAGAGAAGAACGTGGAGGTACACAATGAGGTACTAACCCAGGTTGTCTCTGCTGTGCGTCAGGCTATGGATGAGGTCGTTCCTGGTCCTATGGCTGTCATGAAGTGGATTGAGTCCACTGTCTCTGAGCTGATCAAAGCAGGTGCAACTGAACTTACATGGACTACACCATCAGGCTTCACAGTCACACAACGACTAATGAAACCAGAGGTAGAAGAAGTACAACTTAAACTTCTTGGTCGTGTTAAAAAAGTTGCAGTTGCTGTCGGAGATTCAAATGAAGTAGATCTATTACATCACAAGAACGCAACCGCACCCAACCTTATTCACTCACTTGATGCTAGTCTACTCCACATATCTGCGCTCCGCTTTAACGCTCCGCTGGCCCTCATACACGACTCGGTTCTATGCCGCAGTACTGATATGTCTATTCTGTCAGCAATCGTACGCGAAACTTACATGCACCTTTTTGCGGAGCATGACTATCTAAACGAATGGGCCGAGCAAGTCGGCGCAACCACCAAACCACCGATCATCGGTGACCTTGAACCGTCATCGGTGATTGAATCAACCTATTTCTTTTGTTAATGGCACGAACCACCTTCGTTACTAAAGAGCCTGTAGTCCTGGAGGGCTACCAGGCTGTGCTGAAGCCTTCCAAGTTTGGCTATTCATTGTCTGCTATTATTGACACTGATATGGTCGATCAGATGGAAGAAGATCGAACCGAAAGCCTCAAGTGGGCTGAATCAAAACTGAAGAACCCGAAGCGTTCTGTCCTGCGCCCTGAGCCGTGGGAAGAAGTGTCTGAGGGTAAGTACAAAGTCAAGTTCTCATGGAATGAGGACACCAAACCACCTGTTGTAGATACAGAAGGTACACCAGTCGTTGACAATGGCACTCCGTTGTACTCTGGCAGTAAAGTCAAGGTAGCTTTCTACCAGAAACCTTACATCCTCAAGGATGGTGTGACCTATGGCACTTCACTGAAACTTCAGGGGGTTCAAATTGTTACACTTAGTGGATCTGCTGGTGTTGATACTGGCGATCTCTCTGACTCTGCTGTTGCTGAGTTGTTTGGTAAAACCCAAGGGTTCAAAGCTGGTGATCCGAACATCACGGTCTCGCCGCAAGAGGAGGTCGTAGATGACGATTTCTGAAAGTGGAACGACTTCGATGAACACTATGACTATTGGATTAGGAGCACCTACGCGAATGAACGCTGACGTTAACATCACCAAAGATCCTGCACTGGGTCTTTGGGAATGCCGGCTCACCCTTGAGCTACCTACTATTACGGTTACTCGACACAAGAAAGACAAGTCTGACTTTCGTTATGAGATGGCACGTGCCGTCACTGATGTAGTTGAACAGATCGTTGAGGGACTTATTGAAGATGAGTGCTGATGGCATTCAGATCAAAGTTGGAGGAGCAGGTTGCTGACCTGCTTACCAATCTTGGTGTAACGTACGAGTACGAAAGCACTAAGATTCCTTATGTCATTCAGCATACGTACACCCCTGACTTCTGCCTGCCCAATGGCATCTGGTTAGAAACCAAGGGTTACTGGGACGCGAAAGACCGTAAGAAGGTACTGGAGGTAATCAAACAAAACCCTCTGGTTGACCTCCGTATGGTCTTTCAAGCCCCTTACAATACAATATCTAAGAAATCTAAAACAACCTACGCACAATGGTGCGAGAAGCACGGAATCAAATGGGCATCTTATGCTACCATCCCTGTTGAATGGCTCACTTGAAAGTGAGTTTGTGCGACATGAACCATGTCCAAACTGTGGCTCGTCAGATGGCAATTCTCTGTACTCTGACGGGCACACTTTTTGTTTTGTCTGTCACCACTATGTTCATGGTGACGGCACTACTAACCACCACCACACAATGACCACCAATGTTCAGCTACGAGGATCAGCCGGACGGCTGCAGAAGCGAGGAATCTCTGAGCAAACATGCGAGAAGTTCAAGGTCTACCGAGACGGAGAACTACTACGCTTCTATTATTATGACAGCTCTGGTACACTTCTTGGAGCCAAGGTAAAAGGCAAAGACAAGACGTTTACGTGCGAGGGCAAGGTCAATAGTCTGTTCGGCATGCAGTTGTTCAGGCACAAGACAACCAACAAAACAAAGAAGCTCGTCATTACTGAAGGCGAGATGGATTGCCTGTCTGTATGGGAGGCACAACCCAACTGGGATGTGGTCTCGATTCCTAACGGAGCACCGGCAGCAAAGAAAGCAATCCAAAATCATTATGAATGGATAAACCATTACGACAAGATTGTCCTATTCTTTGACAACGATGAGCCCGGCCAGAAGGCCGCGACTGACTGCGCTGGGGTCTTACCCCCTGGCAAGGTTTTCATCGGTGCTCTAGAGGACTACAAGGATGCCTCAGAGGCATTACAAGCAGGTGATTCAGAGGCAGTACGAGCTGTCTGTAACTACGACCATGTGTTGTACCGACCAGACGGCATTGTCGATGGCAAAACTCTGCTAGACTTAGTTACCAAACCTTCCAAACCTTGCGACCATGAATACCCATTCACCGGACTCCAACACATCACTCATGGTGTCAGATACGGCGAGCTTGTCACTATTACTGCAGCAACTGGCGCTGGTAAGTCCTCGTTCTGTCGAGAACTTTGCACTCACTTCCTACAAAATGGCGAACGGGTTGGTTACCTGGCGCTTGAAGAAAGTAACCGACGAACGGCTCTCGGCTTGATGAGTGTCGCTTGTGGCAAACCTTTTCACATAGGAGAGCATGACAAGGCGTCGCTACAAGATGCATATGGTAGGACAATGGCTACTTGGAATCTCTATTTGTATGATGGTTTTGGTAGCTATGATCCTGATGTTATCTATAATCGCATTGAGTATTTGGCAAGCGGACTCGATTGCCGTATTATTTTTCTGGATCATTTGTCTATCCTTCTTAGCGGTCTTGAAGGTGAAGAGCGGCGGATGATTGACCAGACCATGACCAAGCTACGGTCATTGGTCGAGCGGACAGGCATTGCCTTGTTCCTTGTCTCACACTTACGCCGTACACAATCGGACCACAACCATGAAGAAGGAGCACGAGTTACGATTGGACAACTTAGAGGAAGTGCGAGCATTGCTCAACTTTCTGACGGAGTTATCGCACTCGAAAGGGATCAACAAAGTGGACCTAAACACGCTGCTACAACTGTTAGAGTCCTCAAGAATAGATACTCTGGCGAAACAGGCGTGGCTGGACAGTTGACGTATGACCTTGACACCTGTAAATTTACTGAACATGAAGCTGAACCCGATTTCAACCCGGCAACCGATTTCTAGCACGGTGCTGGACCTTCGCAAACCCAATCCACCTACGGCTGAAGCAGTTAGAAAAGCACAGTTCGTAGATAAAACCTACCACTGGAAAAATGCTGGTATTCGACCTGGAGACGGACGGTCTTCTAAATGATTTTACCCACATACATTGCCTTGCAATCTACGATACTGAGACAGATGAGACGCTTGCATACAATGACAGCGGCACTCAAGCTCCAATCTCTGCAGGTGTTACTAGGTTGGAGGAAGCAGATCGAATAGCCGGACACAATATCATATCTTTCGATATCCCCTGTATCAAAAAGGTCTTTGGTTTCTTTGACCCGCAAGGTGAGGTGATTGACACTCTCTTGCTGAGCAGGCTCTACCATCCTGACATGCTAGGCTTAGACAAGAAGCACCAATGGAAACACATGCCATTGCAGCTGTATGGTCGCCACTCGTTGGAGTCCTATGGCTACAGGCTGGGTGAGTACAAAGGTGGCTTTGCTAAGGATACTGACTGGAAGGAGTGGAGCCAAGCGATGGAAGACTATTGTGTACAGGATGTAAACGTCACTGTTAAATTATGCCAACACTTCCGCCCTTACCTGAATGGGTCCAAATGGAACATCAGGTAGCACACCTTATGACTAAGCAGGAGCTACATGGATGGTATTTTGATGAACGCGCTGCATGGCAGCTTGCATCGGCTCTCCAAAAAGAGCTGGAAGAAACTAAGAAAGTATTACGAGACAGGCATCCTTTCGTCGAAGGCTCGACGTTCAATCCTAAAAGAAATAACAAAGTACAAGGATACTTTCAAGGCTGCCCGTCAACACGGCTCAAAGAGCTGAACCCCACATCGCGAGATCATATTGCATGGATCCTTTCCACATTCTATGGCTGGAAGCCAACCCAGTTGACAACTACTGGGAAGCCTGTTATCGACGAGACCATATTGATGGAGATTGCCTCCGGTGGGATTACGATTGCAGGGGACTTCGCGAAGTGTCTCGATATTACGAAGAAGTTGGGGATGATCTCGGAAGGCACGAACGCATGGCTGAAGCTGTGTACGACTGCTAGCCGAGTTCACCACCATTGTTCTGTTGGGTGTGCTACGTTCCGTATGTCGCACAAGAACCCCAACCTAGCCCAGGTACCGAGTGACTCACGATTTAGACAACTATTTGTACCAACTCCGGGTCAAGTCATGGTCGGTGCTGATCTTGCTGGCATTGAGCTTCGCATGTTGGCACACTATCTCGCCCGTTACGACGGTGGTAGATACGCCGACATCCTTCTCAACGGAGACATCCACCAAGTAAACGCAGACAAGATCGGTATTTCAAGGAAACTTGTGAAGACCGTAACCTATGCCTTCCTTTATGGAGCAGGCAACGAAAAGATTGGACTCAGTTATGACTCATCTCTCAGCAGTTCTAGAGCTAAATCCAAAGGTAAAGAGATTCGCGATGCGTATGTTGAGGCGATCCCTGGTCTTGATGCGCTCCTTAGTGCTGTTAAAGCTACGGGTGATCGAGGGTTTATTAAGGCGATTGACGGTCGCAGAATACCGCTCGACTCATCTCACAAAGCCCTTAACTTCTTACTCCAAGGGTCAGCTGCTGCGCTTGCGAAAAGATGGCTAGTCATAAACCAAGAAACAATTGACAACACACAACTATGCTGCTCTCAGCTGGCGTTCGTTCATGACGAACTGCAGTTTGAGTGCGATCCACAACATGCAGAAGATTTATCAACATCCCTGGTATACAGCGCTGCAGCGGCTGGCGAGTTCTACAAACTTAGAATCCCAATCGCAGCAGAAGCCAAAATCGGGAACAACTGGGCAGAGGTGCACTGATGAAACTGTACATCGACGCTGACTATATTGTCTATAAGGGCTGTGCTGCTGCTGAAACAGAGATTGACTGGGGATCTGACGTGATCATGGTTACATCTAAGTTTTCTGATGCATATAAAAACATTCTTAAAGACATCGATAAAATCGTTGGAGAGTTTGGCGGTTTCACGGAACCTGTGCTATTCTTTTCTGACTCGGTTAACTTTCGGAAATCGATCCTCCCCTCTTACAAAGGACACCGCAACCGAAAGAAACCGTGTGGCTACAAACGTGTAATCAACCAACTCAAGACTGAGTACGAGGTTGTGATCATGGATACCCTTGAAGCAGATGATGCCATGGGGATTTATGCCACAAAATTTTCAGGCAATGTCATAGTCTCGCCAGACAAGGATATGCGACAGATTCCCGGATCTTTGTATACTCTTGACGAACGAGTCACAGTCACGCCTACAGAGGGCGCTAAATGGCACCTCATTCAAACACTAGCTGGTGACCAGACTGATGGTTACTCTGGTGCACCTGGGGTAGGTGTGAAGCGAGCAGAAATCCTGTTCGACAAACACGGCTACAGCTGGGAAACCGTAGTCAATGCATTCAAGGAAAAGGATCTCGGTGAAGAGATTGCTCTACAAAATGCACGACTCGCTAAGATCCTTACCGTTGATGACTATGACTTCAAACAACGATGTCCAATTCCTTGGACCCCCGCCCCCGGTTACAGAGTTGACGATGGAGCAAAGCTTCAAGATGAGAAGGATGAGAGACCTGCTGCCTAACGCAGACAAGGAAGACCTCATCACATTGCTTGACGCCTTGCAGCATCAGAACTTCTGTTTATGTAATACTGTAAGTAACTTAGTAAAAAATTGGCCCGCCCATCCTACTACACCCGAGGAACAATAGAAGTCTGGGACTTCATCCGCGATCAAGAATTGAACTACTTTCTCGGGAACGCAATCAAATACATCTGCCGTGCAGGCTACAAAGACTGTAAGGTAGAAGACCTCAAAAAAGCTATCACCTACCTTGAGAAAGAACTAGAACATGTCACTGCTGTCCAACCAAGCTATCGAATTCCGCCAAGCGTTCAATATACGGAACGATTTACAGAAACGGAATCTCCAGAAGTCTTTGATCGTTGAGGAGTTCAAAGAGTTCCTTGAATCTCATCAGCAAATGCAGCTGATCCATCCTCAGGACCGGGAGGCTTGCCTAAAAGAGCTTGCTGACCTAGTATATGTGTGTGCTCAGTACGCTGAGAACATGGACTGGGATCTAGAGCAAGCTCTACGCCGTGTCCATAAATCGAATATGTCCAAGCTAGGAGAAGACGGCAAACCGATCTACCGCGAGGACGGAAAAGTCCTCAAAGGACCGAACTATCAACCACCTGATTTGTCTGATCTCGTCTAATGTCCAATCTTATTTCACGTACGGGTCGCGTCCAAAGCTGGATCGATGACCCAACATCACGGTTGCCTGTCAGCTGTACAATTTTTAAAGTTGCCGACTCTTGCGAGGGTCCTGAAGGTATTGAAGCCAGCTGGCGGTTTGCATCACACGCTCTCCGTAACGGAGCTGGTGTAGCTATCCACCTGTCCGAACTTCGACCGAAAGGAACTGAAAATGGAAAGGGACTTGTCGCTAGCGGCCCGGTTTCATTTGGCCAGATCTATTCGACCCTTAACTCTGTACTCCGACGTGGTGGAGTCTATAAAAATGGTGCTGTGGTCCTGCACTTGGACCTGTGCCACGCTGATGCTCTTGAGTTTATACAAACTCCACGTCATGAGCTACCTTGGGCTAAGCGATGCATCAACATTACAGATGAATGGTGGGAGGCGTGTTCTTTTAAAGAGGAACTACTCAATGGCATTAAGTCCGGTGACATTTGGCTCAACAAAGTAAAGTATGACAAAGAAGGCAACCGTATTCGAGGCAACGTTTGTCTCGAAGTGTACCTGCCTAGCCGAGGGACCTGTCTCCTACAGCATGTTAATCTTGGAGCCTGTGAGTTCGATGACATTCCAAGAGCTTTCGTCGAAGGTATGTCTGAACTGTGTGCACTGCATGCAACCACTGGAGTTGGTGCGAGTGGTGAATACCTCCCACCCGAGACGGATCGACAAGTCGGCCTTGGAATGCTCGGACTTGCAAATCTCCTTCGACGTGTAGGTGTAACCTATGAACAATTTGGACGTGCTCTTGACCAGTACAACAACGGCGAGATTCTCCAGACACCTGCATTCGAGCTGGTCTCTCAATTCGCTTCCGGCATCGACGCTGCTGCAAGTATCGCACGCAGTTACACGATGGACCGAGCTTTCGCAATCGCTCCTACTGCGAGCTGTAGCTACCGCAGTAAGGATGTAGATGGTTTCACCTGCACTCCTGAGATTGCACCACCTATCTCCCGTGTCGTTGACCGGGATAGTGGCACCTTTGGTGTCCAATCATATTTCTATGGCGATGTAGAGATCGCATCAGAGGTCGGCTGGGACGCTTACAAGCGTGTGGCTGATGGTATGATGACGATTCTCGATCGCACTGGGCTTCTTCACGGGTATAGCTTCAATAGCTGGAGTGATGTTGTCACCTACGACAACGCCTTTATCGAAGAGTGGCTAAAGAGTCCCCAGACTTCCTTGTATTATTCGCTCCAAGTTATGAGCGATACACAAGATAAATCTGATGCGTATGCCGCTCTTGACCAACAAGATGTAGACGACTACCTTGCAGATTTACTCAATGAAAAAGAACCTACCTGTGACTGCCAAGAATGAGACAACATCCTTATCAAAAACTACTAGAACGCAAACGGACATGGACCCCTGTGGCTACTACCAAAGGGAAGTGCAAGGAGGGAGCGGAAGAGACTCTGCGCCGTGCACTTGCCTTGCGACATATGGAACTACCTGTGGGAGATTTTATTCGTGATGCGCTCGCCTCTGAAGTTCCACTTCTCGCACGTGAGATACTGGAGAGCAATGTCCAAGACGAGATTAAGCACGACAGGGCTCTGGGTTATGTCGCCGATGCTTGGGGCGTTGATCCGAAAGCTGAACGGGAAGCCCTCGCACTCCGTGATGCGTGGACAGAACATCCTGATCACACTATCCTCAAAGCCATGGTTGCTGAACGTGCAATTTTTTTCGTCCTACTACCCTTCATGCGGTTTGCTGGTGACGCGGGAATGCGAACTGTCAGCGCTGACATCAGTAGAGACGAACAAGTTCACGTCGCAACAAATAGTTTGGTTTGTAGAGAGCTTGGGCTGGAAGCTTCGCCGTCTTTGGACAAACTCCGTAAGGCGACTATTGCCTGGGTCATGCAACCACTAGGTAAAAGTAACGATAAATATTTGGACAAAAAATTTTGGCTGGATTCTAGCGACCGGCTAATGTATGAAGGTAAAGCACCACAGCTTTCTGACACACAGAGAGCACGGATGCCTGCCTTCTTTGAACACGCTAACCAAAACCTCCCACAGTATGCTTAACCTAGGACTAACTCCTGAGGGTTTGCTGAAAGAACTGGAAGAAAACTTTCCACCACCCTTCACTGGACCAGAAGACAAGATCCAACACATCATGTTTAATGCTGGTCAACAAGATATTATCCATTGGATTAAACAACGTATCACTGAAGACTAATGGCACGATTCAATCAAGGAATCTACAATCAAATCATTGCCATGGGTGGCAGTCAGGCATCTGCTATGAATGCAGCTAGGGCAAAACGTCCTGGTCGTGCATTCCGTAGGTTCCAGCAGGCGTTTGTTCCGCCTACTCCTGCACAAACAATGCCTGCTCCTCCGCCGATGCCTCAAGCATCGCAGTACCGAGCACCGACTCCTACCAATGCTACTCTTGGTGCTACCGAGAGTGGCGTTCGTAGCCCTGGTAAAAAACGTGAGCGTACAACGCTTGCTAGCCTTCGGATTCGTCCGAAGCGTCGTATCAATCAAGCACTTACTGCTGGCAGTGCAGCCGGCAGTGGTCTAAATATTGGAGGATTCTAGTGACAGCAAAAGCTAGGTACGATGCACTAAGTAGTGGCCGTACACAGTTTCTTGACACTGCTGTTAAATGCTCTGAGCTTACACTTCCTTACCTCATCCAACGTGATGAGATGCGGAGTTCCCATAAAACCCTTACACAACCTTGGCAAAGCGTAGGCGCTAAGGCGGTTGTTACTCTGGCATCCAAGTTGATGCTGGCTCTGCTGCCGCCTCAAACTACGTTCTTCAAGCTACAGATAAAAGATGATAAGCTTGGCACTGAACTGCCTGCTGAGATTCGATCTGAACTTGATCTTAGTTTTGCTAAACTTGAGCGTATGGTGATGGATGCTATCGCTGCTTCTAGCGATCGTGTCACTGTACACCAAGCCATCAAACATCTTGTTGTTGGTGGTAACGCTCTGTTGTTTATGGGTAAGGATGGGATTAAGCATTACCCATTGAACCGCTATGTCGTAGAACGAGATGGTAACGGCAACGTAATTGAGATCGTAACCAAAGAACTTATTAACAAAAAACTTCTACCTGTTGATATTGTCAAAGATCCATTGATGGTCAACGACGAATCAACAAACCAGAGTAATGATGTAGAAGTATATACACACTGCAAACTGGAGAACAATCGTTGGGTGTGGCACCAAGAGGTGTACGATAAGACTATCCCTGGCACCCAAGGCAAGGCTCCCAAAGAAGCATCTCCATGGTTGGTCCTCAGGTTCAACTCTGTGGATGGTGAGAACTACGGTCGTGGTCGAGTCGAAGAGTTCATCGGTGATCTGAAGTCACTCAATGCACTCTCTCAGGCTATCACAGAAGGCTCTGCAGCAGCTGCTAAAGTTGTCTTCCTTGTGTCACCATCATCGACTACCAAACCACAGACTCTAGCCAAAGCTGGCAACGGTGCTATTATTCAAGGGCGACCTGATGATGTTGCTGTTGTGCAGGTTGGCAAGACAGCTGACTTTGCTACAGCACTACAACAGATGCAGACCCTTGAACGTCGCATCTCTGAAGCATTCCTTGTGTTGACCGTACGACAATCAGAACGTACGACAGCTGAAGAGGTTAGGCTGACACAACTGGAACTTGAACAACAACTTGGTGGACTGTTTAGTCTGTTGACTGTTGAGTTTCTTGTGCCATATCTTAACCGTAAGCTATTGACTATGCAACGTAGTGGTGAGCTGCCTAGGTATCCTAAAGATCTAGTCAAGCCAACCATTGTTGCTGGTATCAACGCATTGGGTCGTGGTCAAGATCGTGAGTCTTTGACCGCATTCATCACAACCATTGCACAGACGCTTGGACCACAAGCTATGCTACAGTATCTAAATCCAGATGAAGTAGTTAAACGCCTGGCAGCTGCACAAGGCATTGATGTTCTGAATCTTGTTAAGTCGATGGATCAACGACAGCAAGACCAGCAGCAAGCTATGGAACAACAACAGCAGATAGAAATGACTAAGCAAGCTGCGGCTATGCAGTCTGCTCCTATCAACGATCCATCTAAAAATCCTGCACTTGCACAACAACTGGAGCAACAACAAGCTCCGCCACAACAACCACCTATTGAATAATGGCAGAAGTTTTCACATCTGATAACAGCGTACCTGCAGAGGTTATGGAATCCATGACTGCTGACGAGGCTGAATCTCTTGAGATTGGCGAACAGATTGTAGCTGAACAGGAGGCACGTCTTGCAGGCAAGTACAAAAACACTGAAGAACTAGAAGCAGCTTATCTTGAGCTGCAAAAAAAACTAGGTAATCAGGAAGAAGAGTTTGAAGAAGGCGATGAAGAATATGAAGAAACTGAAGAGTTTGATGACGGCGGTTTTTATGATATTTTGAATGCATATCGTGAAACTGGTGAGATTTCTGATGAAGCTTTGGAAGCCATCGATCAGATGTCAGCTAGTGATGTATTTTCTATGATGGTAGACCAGCAAGCCGAAGGCAGAGAAATGACAGGAGAGGAGATCTCTTCTGTATATGAAGCTGTCGGTGGTCAAGAGTCCTATCAAGCTTTGACTTCATGGGCTTCTGAAAATCTCAACGAAAACGAAATCGATACCTATGACTCCATGATTGAATCAGGAGATATGGGTCAGATTAGTTTTGCACTTCAAGCTCTCTACTACCGATACACTGATGCTATGGGACAAGACGGCAACATGCTGCAAGGTAAGCCTGCCTCCGCGCAGAGCACTTACCGTAGCCAGCAAGAACTGATTGAAGCTATGAACGATCCTCGGTACGACTCTGATCCAGCGTACCGGCAGGATGTACTTAGTAAATTGGATCGCTCTGAACTTACCTTTTAATGAACGACACACAAATCTGGCCTACTGAACCCCGTATGTACATCGACGAAAACTCCATCCCTCATAACGAACGCGCCGAGCGTCTCAATGGCAGGCTTGCCATGCTCGGCGTGATGGCTGCGCTTGGAGCGTATGCTTTCACTGGTCAAATTATTCCTGGTATCTGGTAATGCCCTATGGTCCTGGCACCTACGGTTCTAAAGTAGGTCGCCCTAAAAAAGCAAAGAAACTTTCACCCGGACAAAAGAAGATCGCTAGCAAAGCCGGCAATCCTAACAAGATTGAGAAGGCTGACTTCACCAAACTTCGGAAGATGAAGTGATGGCACACAAAGGCAAAGGATCTTGCGGAGGCAAGAAAGGTGGCAAAGGCTACAAAAAGTAGTACACGTTCTGTTAGTCTAAAGATCGGTGTACACAAATCGAGGTCCGGTGGCTTGACAGCTGCCGGTCGTCGTAAATATAATAGAGCAACGGGGTCAAACCTGAAGGCTCCTCAGCCTGAAGGTGGGCCTCGTAAACGTTCGTTCTGTGCTCGTATGTCTGGTAACAAAGGACCTATGAAAGATGAGAAGGGACGGCCTACACGGAAGGCACTGGCACTTCGTAAATGGAAATGCTGATGCAAAAGAAAAAGAAGAAAGATTTGAAGATCGCGGGTAGTATGAATCATCCGATCGATCCTACAAATTTTAAAAAAATTCAAAGGCAACAAAAAATTTATGACAAAGGCAAGGGTACTGACAACCCTCATGAAAAGGAAACTTTTATGAAGCGTACAGGTCCTCGCCTTCCACTCGCCAAGAAAAAATCTAAGAAACGTTATGGCTAAACCTGGACTCTATGCTAACATCCACGCCAAGCGTAAGCGTATCGCTGCTGGCAGTGGTGAAAAAATGCGGAAGCCTGGAGCCAAAGGTGCTCCCACGGCAGCAAACTTCAAACGTGCAGCTAAGACTGCAAAACGTAATCTAAAAATTAAGTAAACAATGACAGCTACTATCGCACTTCAGAAGCGTCCCTCTCTGTGGGATCGCTACCTCCAGTGGGTTAGCAGCACTGAGAACCGGCTTTATGTGGGACACTTCGGTGTCCTCATGATTCCTTGTCTACTGGCAGCTACCACTTGTTTTATCGTTGCATTTATTGCAGCACCACCTGTTGATATTGATGGCATCCGTGAACCGGTTGCTGGATCGCTTCTCTATGGAAACAACATCATCTCAGGAGCAGTCGTACCCAGCTCCAACGCAATCGGACTACATCTCTACTCCATCTGGGAAGCAGCCAGTCTCGACGAATGGCTCTACAACGGAGGACCCTACCAGCTTGTTGTCTTCCACTTCCTTATCGGTGTCTTCGCTTACATGGGACGCGAATGGGAACTTAGTTATCGACTCGGAATGAGGCCCTGGATCTTTGTTGCATACTCTGCTCCGGTCGCTGCTGCTACTGCAGTATTCCTCGTCTACCCTTTCGGTCAGGGTTCATTTAGTGATGGCATGCCTCTGGGTATCAGTGGCACGTTCAACTACATGCTCGTCTTTCAAGCTGAACACAATATCCTCATGCACCCCTTTCATATGCTGGGCGTTGCTGGAGTGTTTGGTGGGTCGCTGTTCTCTGCAATGCACGGTTCGCTTGTTACGTCCTCGCTGGTTCGAGAGACGACTGAAAACGTAAGCCAAAACTATGGTTACAAGTTCGGTCAAGAAGAAGAGACCTACAACATTGTTGCCGCACACGGCTACTTCGGACGTTTGATTTTCCAATATGCGTCTTTTAATAATTCACGTAGTCTTCACTTTTTCTTGGCTGCTTGGCCTGTGGTGGGTATCTGGTTCACCGCACTTGGTGTAAGCACTATGGCGTTCAACTTGAACGGCTTCAACTTTAATCAATCGATCCAGGCTGCGGATGGCAGAGTCATCAACACCTGGGCTGACATCCTCAACCGAGCTGGTCTTGGTATGGAAGTCATGCACGAGCGTAATGCTCACAATTTCCCACTCGACCTGGCTAGTGTAGAGAGTGCACCTGTTGCGCTCACTGCTCCGGCGGTCGGCTAATTATACACACAACTTTTAAATTAATGAAAACTATTGCTCTTTCCACCCTCGCGCTGTCTTCCTTCGCCCTGCCTGCTATGGCTGGTCCTTACTTGGAAGTAGAGGCTAACCAAAAATGGTCTGGTCAAGACTATAGTGGTGCTTCTTTGGAGACTCACGTGGGCTACGAGAACAGCCTGGGTAAGTCCTCTAGCTGGTATATCCAGGGAGGCCCTGCTATTAACTTTCCTGATAATGCTGATCAAGTCGGTGCTGCCTCTGGTAAAACCGGTTTGAAAGTCGCTGTAACTGAGCGACTGGAAGCATATGGTGAGGTTTCTGTTGCGACCGTTGAAGGTCTCGAGCTGGAAGGTCTCGGTGTTGGTACCAAGGCTGGTCTCAAGTACTCTTTCTAAGTAACGTACGTTCATCCTTATGGAACATGTTTATCAAATAGAACTAACACCCGATGCCTTGAAGCTGATATACAAGTCTGTTGACTACCACTATCAGCACTGGGCAGGTGGTGATCCACTAGAACAAGAAGCTCTCGCTTATTTAAAAGGTCTTCTGTTCAAGTGTGTTCTTGAGGAAACATTCCAACAGGACGCATGACGCCACACCATGGAACGGGGGTGTGGTACTTCGGAGTATTTCAATGCCTACTGTTGAACTGCAAGCTCGCGTCAAAGAGCAACAAGCTGCTGTCAAGCAAGCTAAGCTGAAGTATCGCGGCGTTACTTATCTCAAACAATCTGCTAAATAAAAATGGCACAACAATCCAAAGAAGGTGCAAAGGCTAAGCCTGTAAAGCACGATCCGCAGCCTACTCCTGTAGACAAGGCTAACGACGAGCGTTACAATCACCCTAAGAATTGAATAGTTGGGAGGGCACCTCAGAGTCGGACCCTCCCTTCATTGGCATTGGCCCGTACGCGGATACCCTTTGCCGTCTAGACGGTGGGATAGACCACAACATTTTGAACAAAAAATTTCCAAACGTTTGGAGAGCAAGTAAACATTAACTCTCTCTATCAATGGCATATCCTGGTGCGTTCGATCACCAGTCGAACGTGAACCCCGCGCAGCTTACGCGCCCGGGTTCTGATAACGGTGGCGCAGACGCACGCGCCCTGTACCTGAAGCTCTTCTCTGGTGAAATGTTCAAGGGCTTCCAGAACAACACGATCGCTCGCGATCTGGTTATGAAGCGTACCCTGAAGAACGGCAAGTCTCTGCAGTTCATCTATACGGGTCGCACCACCAGCGAGTTTCATACTCCTGGCCAAAGCATTCTCGGTAACGACCAGAGTGCACCTCCCGTGGCAGAGAAGACCATCACCTGCGATGACCTTCTCATCAGTTCCGCATTTGTCTATGAATTAGACGAGGTTCTGAGCCATTACGACTTGAGGTCTGAAATCTCCCGTAAGATCGGTTACGCTCTTGCTGAGAAGTATGACCGCTACATCTTCCGTGCTATCACTCGTGGTGCACGTAAGGCTTCTCCTGTCTCCATGAGCAGCTTCGAGGAGCCCGGCGGTACTCAGGTCCGCGTTGGCGCTACTACTAACGAGTCTGACGCTTACAGCGCAACCGCTCTGGTTGACGCCTTCTACGATGCAGCTGCTGCAATGGATGAGAAGGGAGTCAGCCAAGACGGACGTGTGGGGATTCTGAACCCCCGCCAGTACTACTCGCTGATCCAACAGGTTGGTGAGAACGGTCTGGTGAACCGCGATGAGCAGGGTTCTTCCCGTCAGCGTGGCAACGGCATCGTTGAGATCGCCGGCATCAAGGTCTACAAGTCCATGAACATTCCGTTCCTGGGTAAGTACGGCACTAAGTACGGCGGCACCACCGGTGTCACCGATCCTGGTAACACTGGTGACTTCATTGGTGTAACCGCTGAGGATGCAAGCAACGCTACTACTGGTGTCAACAACGACTACGGTACCGCTGCTGAGCTGGGTTCCGTGTCCTGCGGTCTGATCTTCCAGAAAGAAGCCGCTGGTTGCGTCGAAGCAATCGCTCCTCAAGTGCAAGTCACCTCTGGTGACGTGAGCGTGATCTATCAGGGTGATGTTATCCTTGGCCGTTTGGCTATGGGTGCTGACTACCTGAACCCCGCAGCTTCTGTTGAGCTGTATGTGGGTGCTAGCGCTCCTTCCGCATTCTGATTTTTATACACGGGGACTCTTCGGAGTCCCTTTTTTTTATCTATACGACAGACATGCCTTTTCCTACATATGCTGTGTCCACCGAACTGGATGCTGTAAATCAAATACTTAGCAGTGTGGGACAGGCTCCTGTCACCACCCTGGATCTGCAGAACCCTGAAGTTGCTATTGTTGTCAATACCTTGCGTGAGGTCAGCAAACAGATTCAACTAGAGGGGTGGTCATTTAACATCGAGCGTGACTATACTATGTCTCGTGATTCTCTAACAAATGAGATTGCGTATCCTAGCAATATCTTGGCTCTCGATGCTAATGTACACTATCATAGAGATCAGTACGATCTAGTAAAACGTAACGGTAAACTGTACGATAAGTACGAGCACAAGTTTACATTTGATGAGGATATCAGAGCCGATGTTACTTGGTTCTTTGATTTCCAAGATCTACCTCCAGCCATTCAAGCATACATCACTGCAAAAGCTGCACGTATGTGTTGCATTAAAATGGTTGGTGACAGCGATTTAAATCAACTTCTGCAAGAACAGGAAGCTACTACCCGAGCAGCTGCGATTGAGGAAGAGTGCCAACAAGGTGATTATTCCATGTTTGGTTTCCAAGATGGTAAGAATTACTACAATAGCTATCAACCATTCCAAGGTCTATCTAGGCAATGAGTACAATTTCTCAATCTATTCCTAATCTTCTGTCTGGTATATCACAACAGCCAGACAGTAAGAAACGTCCGGGTCAGGTAAAAGATGCAGTCAATGCATTCCCTGACTTTGCATTGGGTATGCTCAAGCGTCCAGGTGGTGAGTTTGTTTCCAAGCTCCCCAACGCTACAGCATCGGGTAAGTGGTTTCCCATCCTACGTGATCAACAAGAGAAGTATATCGTTCAATATGACAATGATAGGTTCAGTGTTTGGAGCTTGTTAGACGGCACTGCACGTGCTGTTGATATGGGCTCTAATACAGGTGTCCCTGGTACCTGTAACCTTGTCAATTTAAAAACCGCAACTGATAACTATAACGCTGCTAAACTGGCTACGGCTACAGCGTTGGAGACTTTGCAAACTGCTGGTGCTACTCTAGCTAAAACTATTGCTGGACAGACGGCAACTATCACAAACTTGTTTGCTGTGTCCTATGCACAGATCAGCAACCCACAGCAGACCAGCTATGGTACCACCTTAGAGCAGTATTTGGAAAGCGGTATTCTCCAAGATTCCAGCGGTAATTTTTTGGTAAAAAATTCTGGAACAGTTATTTCTTCTAACAGCTCTACCCTGCCAGCTGGTTACACTCTTGGCAACGAACGCACAGAAGAGCAGCCCCTGCTAGCCAGTAAAGGTTACAGAGTCTATGAAGCTGATTTAGAGGTGGCTGCAGCTAGCACGCCCGCACAGCTTGCGCTGGACACCACTGCGTACGATAATGCTGTACTTAATTACAACAACTTAGTTACTGCAGAAGCAACAGCTAAGACTGCCTATGATGCTGAATTTAATAATTGTAGCATCATAAGTGTGCCTGGTAACGCATATCTTAAAGATGCTACCCCATCTGATATCGAGCTGCTAACTCTGAATGATTATACGTTTGTACTGAATAAATCTAAAACAGTACAGATGACTGCCAATACCACACACCCTGGCATCCCTGCATACCGTGCATTTGTTGTTATCAGTGTTGTTGGCAGTGGTAATTATGATATCACCTTGACTGGGCAGACTGCGACTTTCAGTTCTAGTGCTACAACTGATGGTGAAGCTATTGCTGCTGATCTAGCTAGTGACATTAATGGCAACAACGGTTATACTGCTGAAGCAATTGGTCCAGGGCTTTATATTACTAGAACTTCCGCTTTTACTATCAAAACAGCTGGTCCTGGTTCTTCTAACAGTATCTACGCTATTACAGATACTGTAGATAACATTAGCAAACTACCAGCACAATCTAAAGATGGCTACATCACTAAGGTGATCAACTCTACCAGTGTTGACATCGATGACATGTATGTTAAGTTTGTAGGTTCTGGTGGTGATGGTACAGGTTATTGGGAAGAAACTACTGAGCCTGGTATTACATACGAGTTTGACCCTCTGACTATGCCTCATCAGCTTGTACGCAACGCTGACGGGTCATTTACATTCGGTCCTGTAAACTGGAATAATAGGATTGTTGGTGATGATCTTACCAACCCTAAGCCTAGTTTTGTAGACCATGAGATCTCACACATCTTCTTCTACAGGAACCGTATGGGTTTCTTGTCTGGACAGAATGTGATTCTTGGTAAGGCTGGTGACTTGTTCAATTTCTGGAACACGTCTGCTCAAGTAGCTACAGATGACGATCCTATTGACATCTCTGCTGCTGGTAAGAAACCAGTGTTCTTGAATTATGTAGAGCCAACCAGCGTTGGTCTGGTTATGTACTCTACAACAGAGCAGTTCCTCCTTACGACAGACTCTGATATCCTATCTCCAAAGTCTTCAAAGGTCAACACACTCAGCTCTTACGAGTGTGACGCTACTGTAGAGTCTGTGCCTCTTGGCACCTCACAAGCGTTTATCAGTAAGACACCGCTGTACACAAGGCTGTTTGAGCTGAACGAGATCAACACTGAGCAGCCTCCTTTGATGGCTGACATCACAAACCTTGTACCGGAACTGATTCCGCAATCAATCGATAGCTTGGTATCATCACCTGCTTTGTCCATCGTTTCGTTGGGCACCATTGGCAGCTCTGATATCTTCCAGTATCGTTTCTTGACAGAATCACGGGAACGGCGTATCGTGAACTCTTGGTATAAGTGGACCTTGACTGGCACACTGCTGACTCAGTTCTTCGATAGCAGCACGTGGTATGCTGTAGTCAAGAATGGTACAGATGTATATGTACAGAAGTTTGACGTTACTCAGTCTAGTGAGCAGGGTTTCCTAACACTACCTACTGGTGAAAAAACTGATGTGTGTCTAGACTTGTTCAGCACAAACCCACATCGTACCTATAATAGCACTACAGATCAAACCCGTGTGTTCTTGCCTTATGATAGCGTTGCTGGAAAAGAACTTAATGTGGTTGTGTTGGGTGGTTTCATTGGAGACGGCGCTACAACCTCAGCTGAATCAGTTGGCGCTGTACTTAAGCCTACAATTGCAGGCAGTGCAGGTGCACAATATGTAGACATTGATGGTGACTACAGAGGACGTGACTTGGTTATTGGGTATATCTATGAAATGATCATTGATCTACCTAAAATTTATGTCTACAATGTAGCTGACAAAAGTGTCAATAACGATGATGTATCTAGTCTGATCATCCATCGACTGAAAGTTAAGACTGGTCTTAGTGGTCCTGTAGACTACAAGATCAGCATCACTGGTGTCCCTGACTGGACGGATACGATTAGTGTTACTCAACCCAGTCAATATAACCTCAACAACGTAAACATGCAAGCAAGCTCTATTCACGTTGTACCTATCTATCAACGCAACGAGAACTTGGCTGTTCGTATCATCGGTAACACTCCGTTCCCTGTATCGCTGCTGAGTTTAGATTGGGAAGGTAAGTACAACAAGCGTTTCTATAGGAGGGGCTAATATGTTAAATTATGCAATGGCTGGGCTCCAGATGGGTTTGGGTCTCTTTAATCAAGGGGCTGAACAAGCTGAAGCTCAGCGTCAAGCCCGCTTTGCACAACGACAGCAAGACTTCCAACGTAACCAACAGAACCTACGCATTCGTGCTGCCAACAGGCGTGCACAGGAGATCTATGGTAAGAAACTGCAGGTCCATTCTGCTCAGATGGACTTTAACAGGGAAGCTGCTCAACGTGGTTTTATCACGGAGCAAGAGCGGATGAATGAAGCCTTCCAACAAAACGCATTCTCAACAGCAGCACAGCGTAGACAGCTGATGGCTGCTATGGGTGCTAATGTTGCGGCAGGTGAAGGTAGAGGACGTTCGTATGAACGTGCTAGTATGATGGGCACACTTGGAACTTTTGGTAGAATGCAAGCTGAAAAGGCTGAACAACTTGCTAGCATGAAGCGTCAGTCTGGCAGAAATCTGCAAGGCATTGCACGTCAACAGTATGCTGCTGACTTGGCATCTTATCAAAATGTTATGGTACAACCCATGATGCAACAAGAGATTGCACGTGGTCCTAGAATTCCTATGCCATCTAGCAATAACCTGCTAGGTATCGCTAATACAGCGTTCGGCGCTTTCCAGACTGGTATGAGTCTAACAGCTCCTGGTTCTGGTTTCTTAGGCTTTAAAGCCCCTGTCCCTGTTTCTGAATGAGGTAACTAATGCAAGATTTTGAATACAGGGCACAGTTTCAAGGAGCAGCCCAAGCCGAAGGATTCCAGGCTGTAAAAGCTCCTGACCCTACTCCTTTGATGGAGAAGAATGCTCAGATTGAGCAAAACAATATGGAAGCTCAGGCACGCGCACGTCTTTCTGACATGCAAGAGCAAGAGAAGTTCCGTCAAGTTTATGAAGACAAGCGGCTGCAACAGCTTGCTGCATTTTCTAAAACACTCAGTGATGTTAGTTTAAAAGCTGTCCAAGCTTACAACGAAGCTGAGATGCTGGCAGGTTTAAATGAAGATTTAATTAACCCTGTAGCTAACGCAGCAGAACAAGCTGAATATAATCAACAAGTAGCTGCACTAAAGCAGGAAGATGAGAACTTCCAAGCTGGTGTAGATAATTTAAAGAAAGCTGGTGCTCCTGAAGAAGCTACGCAACGTATGCGTTTTGCTGGAGGCTGGCGTGGTTACGGTCAGCGTATGCGGGCTTTGAGCGACATTGGAGCTAAAGCTAAGCCTTACATTATGCAAGCTTTGGAGTCAGATACTACTACTCCAATTCCTGACCCTCTTAATCCTGGTGAGACCTTTACACCTTCTGAAGCATTTCAGCTGTCTGTTGAGCGTGGTGAAGAGTACCTAGAGACTGCGATGAATGTTTTGACTAACCAGTTTTTTAGAGAAAACGGTGTGTTGAACTTTAATCGTGGTATTGTTAATAATGTCCTGATGCCAACCATGAGGAAGGCACGGGCTGAAATTAGCCAAACTCAACGTGCTGAAATTGTAAAGGAAAAACAAGAAGTAGGTAAACAGGAAGCTCAACAACTGTTAGTTGCTGATGTACAGTCGGATAACTACAGTGGTAAATCTTTTGAAGGCATAGTTTTGCATCTTGACCGTTACGGTGGGATGACTAAAACAGAAGCTGTTAAACATGCTTTTAAATACATTGTAGAAGCAGAAGAGAACGGCATTCTTTCACACGAAGAAGTTAACAAAATCTTTGCAGAAACGCACGGACCAACCGGACAAACTATTGCACGTTCTTTTCCTGATCAAATCGCAAAGGCTAAGAGCGACATTAAAAAGCAACGGTATGACAGGGACGTTTTAGAAGACAAGATGAACGAGCAAGAGGCTCGTGGTCGTGCTGAAGAAGCTAGAGAATTTATGCTGAGAGACGGCACGTTTACTCAAGCACAAGCTTTAGAAGCAGCTGAAAAGTTCCGTAGAGAACATAACCTGCCTACTACTAGCACCGCCTATAAACGGCTTATTGACTTCGCTAACAACGACACAGTAGATCAGATTGACCTTGCAGAAGATCGTAAAAATGCAATGGTCGATGCTAAGACTGGTTTCCTTACGACTGAGCGGTTACGTGAAAAGTATCCTGCTTTAGTTAGGGATGGCATTTCTGAAGATTTAAGAAAGAGAGTTGAACAGAACGATCAATTCGGACAACCGCCAGCTGATGTAGTAGAAAGAAAAACAAAAGAACTGAACGACAGTTTAGATGCTACACTAAACCTTGTTGCTGTACGGAGTGGTCTTCATCACTCGTCTGTTAATGGTATGAAAGACCATGCTCGTCGTCAAATGATTCGTGAAGCTGGTCAACTGATGATGACTCAACCACCTAAAGCATCAAGTTGGGAAGAAGCGTTGCAGCTTTCTATGGGTAACGTTGAGAAGTTAGTAGAAACTGGTAAAGGTGTTTATGCGCGTACTGGTTATGGTGCTAGAATACGTTTTACAAACTTCACTACACCTGAAGGTTATGTAACTGCAAACGCTCAAGATGGTGCTACACTAAGTCAAGACATTGAAGTTGCAGCTTCAGAAGATGCCAAATCAACAGGTTATGGCGGTTTGACTGATGTTAGTGAAGACCCTTTCTTTACTGACGCTGATGCTAAGTTTATCAATGAAAACGGCCTTTCGCCAAACAGCCCTGCTGGTAGGAAGTTGGACACTTATGTCCGTGCCTACAACAAAACGAAAGGAAATGAAACTGGTGAATACTTAACTCATGATAAAGCTCGTGACCTTCTGCTCACTGCTCATGGTTTTAAACCTGAACCTCGCAGAACTGATAAAAAAGACGAATATGAGGAAGCCGCTAAACTTGCTGGCTTAGATCGTTTGCTTGCCATCCCTACGGCTACAGGCGTAAACCATGTTGCAGTCGCTGGCGGACTTCCTCCTGCAACTATTAGAACTGGTGATGCTGGTGTTACTGATGTAATGCAAGCAGCCACTCACTATAAAATGGAACCGAACACTATTCCATTGGCTGGAGCAGTGTTTGCTTTAGAGTCTGCACGTGGTACACAACCAAGCGGACGAAACAATTTCTTTGGTATTAAAGGTAGCGGTACTGTACGCACTACCACTGAATATGAAGGACAAGTCACTGAAGCGCAGTTTAGAGACTATGACAACGGATTGCAAAGTGTTGCAGACTTTGGACAGTTACTGAAGCAACCTAGATATGCTGCTGTACGAGCAGCTAAAACTCCTAGGGAAGCAGCTATTGCTTTGAAAGAAGCAGGCTATGCAACTGACCCTCAGTATGCAAACAAGATGATTCGTTTGTACAAAGACATGGGTATTGATCCTGATGTCCCGTTCAACAACCAACGCTTAGTTGCAGATTCTCCTTATTCAGACCCCTCTACAATGGGTGTAGCAGCGCGTAGATTTATTACTGGCAATACTGGTACAAGCACTGGACCCCACGTTCATGTGGGTTACTATAAAGGAGGAGCTTATCAAGATCCGTCTCCGATTCTTAAGAATCTGATGGTAGATGGCAGTCCTCTTACTGATGGTCGATTTAAAATGACATCGGGCTACGGCTCGCGTGTGCACCCTGTACATGGAACCCGCAAATTCCATAGAGGGGTTGACTATGCAACAGAAGTAGGTACTCAGATTACGGTCCGAGGCGCTCGCTATGTAACAACTTATACTGATACTTCAGGCGGTGGCGTAATGTCCATCTACCGTTTACCGGGTGGTGGCGAAATCTTACTGATGCATGGTTCAAAAGATAACTTGCGTTAATTAATCACATGGAATACACTCCTACGGGATCAGAACAGACAGAACTTGGAGACAAGGAAGAGCAGGAAAAGGAAGTTGAAGAATTTGAGTATAGCAGTCCTGACAGTATAGCTCAAGCTGATGTAGATGCAAACGTAGTTGCAAAGTCTCAACAACGCAATGCTGAAGCTCAGCAAATAAAAGCTAGGCAAGAAGAACAAACTGAGAAACCTGAGACAGAAGAGAAAGAAGAAGAAGAAGATGTTAACGTACTGCAAGAAGCCGGCACTGCTGTTGTTGGCGCTGGTATCGATTTTGTAGAAGGTATTGGCAGTACGGCTGAGATGCTTCTTACTGGACAAGCCTTTAACAAGGATTTTACGCCTACATGGTTGCAAGTCAACGATGAAGTCGAACCCATGAACAAAACTGTTTGGGGTAAGGTGGCTCGTAGTATTCTTGGTTTTGGTCTTTCTTTTAGCGGTGTTGGTGCTGTTGGCAAAATCGGCAAAGTTAAAAGTGCTCTTGATTGGGTAGAGAAAGGCGGTAAAGCTGTACAGTTTGGTAAATATATTCCTGGTATTTTTAAAACAGGAGCAGTCAAACAAAGTGCTGTTGCTACCTTTATCTCGTCTGATTCCGAAGGAGAAACCATCAACGATGCTATTAAAGACATTGTACCTTGGTGGACTCTGACAGCAACCAGCCCTGAAACCACACCTATGGAAAGAAAGCTTAAGCATGTGCTTGAGGATATTTCTTTAGGTGGTATTACAGACCGTCTGCTTTCTTTCAGAGCTGGCAAGGCTGTAGCTGAAGGAATTGACAACGGCACGATCAAACCTAAAAATATTGATCTTGAAGCAGCCAACAAAGAGCTTGAAAAACTCAATAAAGAATTAGCCCAAATGGGTGACGTAGACACCCCAGCTCGAAGAAAAGCACAGAAAAAGCTTATTAAAATTCAAAAAGATCTTGATGAAGCTTTGAGCACTGATCCTGAAGTAGCTGCTGCTAAAGTCAGTGATGACATCAAAGAAGAGCAAGCTAATGCACTTGACGAGCAGATTCAATTGGATTTGTTTGATTACGGTTTGACAAAAGCTACTCCTTCTACTCACCCATCTATGTACAGTGTTCCTGATCAAGCAGTCAGGGGTTCTGCTACTAATGGTATGTATGCTGCGTTTAAAGACATGATTAGTATGTCAAAACGTGGTGACTTTGCAGCTGGTGATCGTGTAAGGATCATGACTGACGCTGCGATTAAACGTATTACTAGGAATGACAAAGAGCTTGGTAAACAATTAGAGACGTTGGCAGGAGAAATCCAAGAAGGTTTGGAACTACCTGCTGGAAAAAACGTTGCTGGTTTAGGTGTTAACATGACCGAAGCCCGTCAACTTGCTGTGGGTAAATATCTTGATATTGTTGAGCGTTTTCCTGATGTTGGTAAAGCTGATTGGGACGACATTGAAAAAATGTTGCTTGAAGACGCTATCACCGCAAAGAATATAGAGACTGGTGCACGTAATGAGTTTATGAACCCTGCCAATGTCATGGCATACGAAATGGTTATGCATGACCTTAACAAAGCGGTTCATACTAAAGCATTGGCTCTTCATACTTTGAAAGGTCAAGTGCCTATGGAAGAAAGCCTTACAACGCTTTTGACTAGGTACGAAGCTGCGTTGATGACTAATCAACGTTCTAGTGAGTTTGCAGGTTCTTTGCTGCGAGCACGTCGCCGTGATTCTATGACGGCTGGCACGTTGAGAAGCGGTCTAGCAAAAAGCAAACAAGATCAAATCCAAACGTTTATTAAAGAGTTGGGTCAGGTTATGCGTACAGACCCTGAAATAACAGATACGTTTTTACGCGTGTTTGCTGAGTCAGGTGGTCACGCTAACACTTTGGAAGCAGTGTACCGGTATGCTAGGGATGAGGTATTTAACCTTAAGTCTCTTGTAGGCGCTGACAATGCTCGTAGTCGGTTTGTTGACGGTTTGTTCAACACGTTGTACAATAGCATCCTATCGGCTCCTAAAACCCTTGCACGGGCTTTTAGCGGTACAGGATTGTTGACTGTGATGAAGCCAATGCAGATTGCTTTAGGTGGTGCACTTGCTGCTGATCAAAAAGCTATGGCAAAAGGTTTGCACATGGCATTTGATAACATGTATGGTACCATCAGTGAAGCTTGGCACTTGGCTAGCAATACCCATAAATCACTAATTGATAACCAAGCTGGTCCTTATGTAAACCAGATGGTTAGCCCTAGTGAGCGTAGTTACTGGCAAAATCTTGGTAGAATTATTGAAGAAAAAGGTACAAGCGCTGAAAAAATGATGTATCGGTTTACTTCTACTTTGCAGGATTTTAACAACAACCGGTGGGTACGTTATCCTACTAATGCTATGCAGACCATCGACGCTTTTTCTAAAACGTTGATTGGTAGGCAAGAGTTGAAAGCACGAGCTTTTGATGCAGCATGGGATGAAACTGGTGGTAAGGTGACAAAAGAGCTTTTACAGAAGTATGAAGAAAATCTACGCAACACCATCTTCAACAAACAAGGAGAAGTCATCGACATTGCTGCCCAACGGGCTGGTCAAGAGGTTGCTCTGCAGATTCCACTAAGTGGTAAACTGGGTGAGCTTGAAAACCTCCTCAACCGGACACCTCTGTTGCGTCCGTTCTTCCTGTTTATGAAAACTGGTGCTAACGCTATTTCTGTGGTATCTAAGCATACTCCACTGCTTGCACGGTTTAACGATGATGTGCGAGCTATTTTGTCGGCGTCTGCGGATAACATGGAAGATGTGTTAAAATATGGGATTACAACCCCCGCGCAATTAGCACAACACAAAGCATTGGTACGCGGTAGGATTGCTACTGGTTATATGACGGTTGGTGCAGCTCTTGGTTTGTACACAACTGACCGTTTGACTGGCAATGGTCCTGCTGATCGTGAACTTAGAAACACTTGGATTCGTGATTTTAATTGGCGTCCACGTTCTATTAAAATTGGAAACAAGTGGATAAACTATGATGGTCTAGAACCGTTTGCTTCTTTCTTAGCATTGATTGCAGACATTGGAGACAACGCTGAAAACTTAGGTGAAGCTGCTACAGAAAACATGTTCCGCAAAGCAGGATACATTGTTTCTATGAACTTGACTAACAAGTCATTCTTGGCAGGCATCCAACCACTCCAAGACATCCTAGCATTTGATGGTGCTCGTGGTGCAGCTTGGGCTGGTAATCTAGTTAACAACTTTGCTCCTTACGGTGGTTTGCGTAACGAACTGGCTAATGTCTTTAACCCTGGATTGCGTGAACTAGAACGTGATTTTAAAGACACAATCCTTAATCGTAACCCAATTACACGTGGTTGGTTGCCTTTGGCTTATAATCCTTTAAACGGCAAAGTTGTTAGAAATTGGGATTTTCCAACACGTTTAGCTAATACTATCAGTCCTTTCCAAATGACTGGTACAGACAGCGAAGTTGGTAAGCTGCTGCGTGAAACTGGCTATGATGTGTCTCAAACTTTCAACACTGATTCGTTTGGTAACCGTTTGACTCCTGAACAAAAGAGTAAAATGGCACAATTGATGGGTCAATATGACATTGAAGGTCAACTAAAAGAGCTGCTTACAGACCCACAAATTAAAGAAGAACTGGAATTTTACCGCAAACAACGTAAAAAAGGTGTTCCAGGTAAAGATCTTGAAAATCCAGAAAACCTTCGTTTAGAATCTAGCTTAGTATTCGATCAAATTAGTCAGATTTTCAGAGTTGCTAAACAAGCTGCTGAAGCTCAACTATTTGAAATCTATCCAGAGTTGATAGAAATGGGTGAAACTAGGCGTGCTAAAGAAGGGTTACAAAAAGCTGGAAAACTGGGACAAGTTGAGCAAGTTCAACAGTTCCAAAACGCCACCCGTAACCGCTAACACAATGTAAGCAATGGCAGTAACCCAAAACACATATACAGGGAATAATGCTACAACGAATTATTCCATTACATTTGAATATCTAGAGGAGACGGATGTTAAGGTATCCCTTGACGGCGTTCTCAAAACAGTAACTACAGACTATACGTTCGCCAACGCTACCACTATTTCGTTTAACACGGCACCCGGCACAGGTGTAGCTGTTCGTATCTTCCGCGATACAGCAATTGATACGGCACAAGCTACATTTTTTGCCGGTTCGGCTATTCGTGCACAAGACCTGAACAGAAACAATGATCAGGTGTTGTTCTCTGCACAAGAACGTTTAAACAGAAACCTTGACTCAACCGGTGGTACTCTTACAGGTAATATTACTACTCAAGGTAATTTTATCTTTGATGGTGCTAACGTTGGTGATGGTCTTACAACAACTTTGACAGTTGTTGAGCCGACAGGTGTTAACACTGTCAGCCTGCCAAACCAAACTGGTTTTGTCCCCGTACTTGCATCTGCGTCTACAACTCAGATTGCAGTTACTCCTGAAGACATCAACAAAGTTGGACCTGTTACTGACGGCACGGTAACCGCTAGCAAAGCTGTGGTTGTCGATGCCAACAAAGACATCACTGGTTTGCGTAATGTTACTATTACTGGTGATCTGGACGTTGACGCTACAGCCAACCTTGATGCAGTTGATATTGATGACAACGTAGACCTTGGCGCTAACCTTAACTTTACTGGCAGTGCTCGCGTTATCAGCGCTGTTGACAATAATGCTACGGCATTGACTGTTACTGACGGTGCTGATACCTACCTGACGTTTGACACTACTACTGGTGCAGACAAGGTTGTTACTAACAAGACTTTGAACGTTGCTGGCAATTTAGAGATTGCTGGTACACAAGTTACTTCTAGTGCTACTGATCTGAACATTGTTCAGGGGATGACTAAATCCACGACATTAAGCACTAGCAGTAACACTGAGTTTCCTACATCCAAAGCTGTTGCTGATTGGGTTAATACTCAGCTCGGTGCTATTGACGGTTTTGTCGCTATTGCTGATGAAAACAGCTTTCCTAACACTCAAGCACCTAATCAAGTAACGATTAGTATTGCTGATGCTGGTGGCATTGCTGTTAACGGTAGCGGTGTTGGTACTGGTCAGACCGTTGGTGGTACAACTGTTACCATCAATAACTTTGCTTCCAACTTCCATAACACCACGATTGTTGCTGGTGTGCGGCTGCTGGTTGAATCTACTGGCTCTGGTCAGGTCTATAACTACCACAAGGCAACTCTAAAAGAGTCTGACCTTGTACAGCTCAGCGACGATATTAACGACTTTAACGAGCGATATCGTACTGACAACAGTGGTTCTAACCCCACAACTAACAATGATTCGGGTGACCTGTTCTTTAACCAAAGCACAGGTAAAATGCTCGTTTATAACGGGCTGACATCTGCGTGGGAAGAAGTTCAATCTATTGGTCAGTTTTTTGAGATTCCTGCATCTGAACTTGCAGATTTTGCTGCAGGTACATCTGCTACGGAAATTATTTCAAATGCACCTACAACAGCTCAACAAATCATTCTGTCGATTAACGGTGTAATCCAGAAACCAAGCGCTGGTACTGGTACTCCTGCTGAAGGTTTTACCCTTAATGGTGGTCTGATTACTCTTGCTGCTACACCTCCTGCAGGTTCAACTGTATTTGGTGTAATTATTGGTTCTTCTGTCAATATCGGTACTCCTAGTGCTGGAACTGTCGGCCCTCTACAACTGGCTGATGATGGTGTAAATAATGACAAGCTTGACAGTACTACTGGCGCTGAAGCTGTTAACACCAACGTCATTCGTAACGATGCAATTACCTCTGCAAAAATTGCTGATGATCAAGTAACTGAACCCAAACTGGCTACTACCAGTGCTGGTACTACTGGCTTGTTCTTGCAGAAAACTGGTGCAACAACTATGGACTGGGCTGCTGTGCCTGCTCCAAGTATCTCTAACGCATCTACGTTTACTGGTGATAACACTACTGTTGACTTTACCATTGTTACCGGTCACACCGTACACAGCATTTTAGTTGTAGTGAATGGCTTGGTACTGCGTCCCACTACTGACTACACAGTAAGTGGAACAACCCTTACATTCACTTCTGCTCCAGGCACAGGTGATGAAATTGATGTTCGTTACTTGCCTATTTAATGGAGGAATATTATGAGTAAAGCTTTTGATTTTGCAAAAAGTATTGAAGGTAGTGGGAGTTTTGATGGATTAAAATTGCCTACTGGTAGTGGTACCGGTCAAGGTGGTGAAATCCGTTTTAACTCAACATCTGGTCAAATGGAATATTGGTCTACAACTGACTCAACACCACAATGGCGAGCAGTAAACCAAGCACCACTTGTTCAGTTTGCACTTGATTATCTTGTCGTTGCTGGTGGCGGTGGTGGAGGAAACGGCTATCGCGGTGGTGGTGGAGGTGCAGGTGGTTACCGCACTTCTGTTGGCACTAGCGGTGGAAACTCTAGCGCTGAAAGTTCTCTTACATTACAGACAGGTGTTGCATATTCCCTTGTTGTAGGCACTGGTGGTGCCGGCGGTGGTCCTAATACAAACACATCCAACGCAGGTAGTCTGATTACTGATAGAGGTTCCAACGGAAATGATTCTACGTTCCACAACATTACCTCTCTTGGAGGTGGTGGTGGCGGTACTTACGCATACGGAACTGGGTACAACGGCTATGGTCCTGGTTTAGCTGGTGGCTCCGGCGGTGGCGGTGGTGGTGGCGTCAGTTCAGGCCAAGGCGGTGCTGGTACTGCCGGTGCTGGTACTGCCGGTCAAGGCTTCGATGGAGGTTCTTCACTGGTTAATGCTGTCGCTTGTGGAGGCGGCGGTGGCGGCGCTGGTGGCGTCGGTGCTAATGAAAGTGGCTCTGAAGGTGGTGGTGACGGTGGTGTTGGTTTAGCAACAACACTGATAACTACTTCCATGGCTTCAACCTATTCAGTTGGTGAAGTTGATAGCGGTAATGTTTATTTTGCTGGCGGTGGTGCAGCTGGTGCTTATAGCACTGGTTCTGCTGGAACTGTTAACATTGGCGGCCTTGGTGGTGGTGGTGATACAACACACACGAGTTCTGCAAGCACAGCTTTAGGATCGGCTGCAACTGGTTCTACCAATACTGGTGGTGGTGGTGCAGGTAACCCTGGCACTAACGCAGGTGCTGCTGGTGGTTCAGGTGTAATTATTATCAGAGTACCCACAAGTCGCACCGCAACATTTACGACTGGCGTAACTGCTAATGGTGCTGCTGGTGCATCAATCCAACCCGATACTAGCATTTCTGGATACAACACCTATGTAATTACTGCTGCTTCTAGTGGTGAATCCGTTACTTTTAGCTAATAACCATGCCTCTTACTAAAATTAAATCAGATGGTGTTGACAGTCTTGCAGCGTCTAAAGTTACTGGCTTGGAACTGGGACAAGTAGACACCCCTCAAACATTTACTACAAATAAAACCGTAGGTGCTGACGTTAACAGCCTTATGGTTGGTGACATCACTATTAACAGTGGAGTTACACTCACCATTGGACAAAACTCGAAACTAATTATCCTTAATTAATTATGGCCTACGGCAAGATTAAAGCAGATGCCTTTATCTATGACGATAATGGTTCTGATGCAGAGATTACATCGGCAACTATTGCCAGTAACTCTAATAAAGCACCGACTGCAAGCCCTGCGTTTACTGGTACCCCGACTGCACCTACTGCAGCTGCTAGTACCGATACAACACAGATTGCTACTACTGCATATGTAAAAGATCAAGTTGGTGAAACTGCTGTTATTACAGCTCAACGCTCGATGACTGAGCGTACTATTACTGCTGGTGCATTTGACCTTGCAACCGGCAACCTGTGGACTTGTGGTGCAATCGCAATTCCTAACCCCACCAATGGTGTCGCTGGTCAAGTTGGCGTCATTCGTGTAACTGCTGCTCCCACCAGCTTTGGCAACCAGTGGGATCACCCCGACGGTGCTTATACGGCACCCACTGCATTTCCAGCAATCGCTCCGTTCTTTGTTACCGCGAGTAATCAATTCTTGCTGGGTAGCTGGACGGAGGGTATTGCTTAATGGAAAATATTACACAAGGTCAGTGGTTCGGCGGAAAAGGAGTAGAGGGTGATTTTGGTGATCCCCTCCCTGCTCCATTACGTTTTGAAGCTCAAAATTTAGGTCAATATCTTAAAAAAACTGATTTTCCTGCTACTTCGTCACTAACTTGGACTGCTAGTTATTGGGCCAAGCAGGGTAGATTAGGTGGGTATAACACCCATTGGGGTAATACTACTAACAGTACCGGCAACCAAACGACTGGTAACATTACCATCCAGTTTAAAGATAACATGTCTGCCTATAACTATCAAGGTACGACCTATGTGTATCGTTATGCTGGATCTACTGCTGATAACACCGCAGCTGGGTATTACGTATTTGATAATGATAATGCTGGTTGGGGACATTATGTATGGACATCTGATGGCTCTAACTTAAGAATGTATCTTAATGGTGAGTTAATTCTTGGGCCTACCAATTTTCCTGGTGGCATGTCCAATTTGTACATGATGAATGGTAATTATTGGTCGCAAATTGGTGGAAGTAACATTAGTTATCCAAGTCACTGTTTTGATGGGTACCTGTGCGATTTTTACTTTGTCGATGGTACCGTTTATGCGCCTACAACTTGGGGTAGAGTCAGTAATGAGGGAATTTGGGTTCCGAAAACTCCTGGCAGTATTACTTACGGAACTAAAGGTTTTCACCTAACCTTTGATCCAACTCAAACTCCTAATAACATTGGAACAGATTCAAGCGGCCAAGGTAATCATTGGACTGCTGTTGGTTTTAATTCAACTGCTATTAGTTCTAGTAATTTTACTAACGACACTAATTATCTAGATAATCCTAATGATAATTCGCCAGTGTTGTCACTCAAGCATAGAATGAAAAACAGCAGTGTGCGTTTCCCTAATATCAGCAGAGGCGCTTTGGCTATGACATCTAAAACCGCTGATTGGGGTTGGACTGTAGGCAATGTAGCAATGCACACAGGCAAATTCTATTGGGAAGTTAAGGACAATAGCCAAACAGCTAAAGCTGCCTACGGTGTTTGTAATAATCAATATTACGAAGAAAACGGTTACCAAATTGATGGTGGTACTATCTATCCCGGTAGTGGTAGTTATGGCAGCTATGCTTACTTTACTAATGGTCAATATATTACAGGTGAACTAGGAAGTGGCGCGTATGGGTCAAGTGGTTCAGCCGGTGATATTTACGGTATGGCGTTTGATGCAGACACTGGGACTATGTGGGTGCATCGTAATGGAACTTGGTTAGGTGGCGCTACATTGTCTGAAGTTGTTGCAGGTACCACTACTAATTCTGTTTTTACAGGTATTACTGGAACACATTTCTATCCAACAGTTGCTACTTATGACCCTTCATATTATCAAGAAGTAAACTTTGGTCAACGTGCTTTTGTTTATACCCCTCCAACTGGGTACGAAAGAATATCAAGTAAAACTGTTAACAAACCTTCACGGGTAACTAGCATTGAAGACTTTAGTATAGTTACGTATCCAGGTGACGGCTCATCAAACCGTGCAATTACAGGAGTAGGCTTCCAACCAGATTTTGTATGGATTAAAAACCGTGGTTCTAATGTTAGTCACACTTTAGTTGATTCTGTACAAGGTGCTTCTTCATCTTGGGTTACTGATACCAGCACGCTTCCTAGTGGTTCTCCGATTGTTAGTTTTGATAGCGACGGATTTACACTTACAGGTAACGCAACTACATCTAACAGTAATGGGGTTCAATATGTAGCTTATTGCTGGAAAGCAGGTGACACTGCCAGCGTTACCTATACAGTTAAAGTTGTAAACGATTCTGGTAATAAATACAGGTTTGATGACTTTGGCACATCAGCCGTAACGCTTGATTTAGAAGAAGGCGGTACTTACGTTTTCGATCAATCTGATTCGTCAAATGCTGGCCACCCGTTGCGGTTCTCTACAACTTCAGACGGCACACATGGTGGCGGATCTGAATATACAACTGGTGTAGTAACAAACGGAATACCTGGACAAGCAGGTGCAGAAACTACAATCACTGTAGCAAGTGGTGCTCCAACTTTGTATTATTACTGTTCAGCCCACAGTGGTATGGGTGGACAGGCTGATACAAACGACACAAAAGGATCATCTGACTTTACTGGAACCATTCAATCAAAAGTAAACGCTAACCCTAGTGCTGGTTTTAGTATTGTTAAATGGACAGGTACTGGTGCAAACGGAACAGTTGCTCATGGATTGAGTCAAGCACCTGATTTTATCATGGTTAAAAACAGAAGCACCGACCAAGACAGTCCCGCTTGGTTCTGTGATTCAAGTGTTAGCGTGGGTACTCAAATTAATAATATTAATGACTATGGAAACTCTTTCGCTCAAACTAACGAATTTCAAGATACTTACCCAACAAATTCTGTAATCAGTGTCGGTGCTGCTGCGGAGACAAACAATCTTAATGAATCTCATACTGCTTATTGTTTCCATAATGTACCCAATCATATTCAAATTGGTAGATATGTAGGCAACGGTAATAGTTATGGTCCTACTATTTACACCGGTTTTAAAGTCCGATGGCTAATGGTCAAAGGTCTTAATGCAGATGCAGGCGGTACTAATGGGTGGGTTCTGTTAGACACTGGCAGACGCCCTCACAACAGTAATACAGGCAGCGAAAAATGGTTTATGGTTAACCTTGCTCAACAAGAATATAGTTTCAATGGTGCTTCTAGTGGTAGTGTTTTACTAAAAAACGACGGATTTAAAGTTGGAACTGATGTTGGTGGCACGATAAGCCATTTAAACACAAACGGCTCTTATTACGCCTATATTGCATTTGCTGAGTATCCATTCAGTGGTGAAAATGTACAACCCGCACCTATTCAATAACAATTATGCCTTACATTCTTGACGGACGGCAACTTACTGTTGGCCGTTCTTTTAAAACTTCTGATGGCACCTCTTATTCGCAATTGTGGGTGACTGCTCTCAGCGAAGATGAGAAAACTGCTATTGGTATTACTTACCAAGCAGAGCCAGAAACTGTTGATTTCACTTTTTACTCTGCTGTTGGTGTCGCTCGTGACCTTGCTACAGTAAAGAAGGAATTTATTAACCTGCAAAAAGCTTCAGCAAGTAATTTCCTTACACCCACTGATTGGTACGTTACTCGCAAAGCTGAGACTGACACTGCTATTCCTAATGATGTAGCTACTTATCGCGCTGCTGTACGCACCAAGTGTGCTGAACGTGAAGCGCAAATCAACGCAGCTGATAATATCGCTGCACTTGAAACTCTGGTTAAAGCAGCACCTACTATTCAAAATTCCGATGGTGACACTGTTGCTAACCCAGCTGCACTGAAACAATGGCCTCTTCAAGCATGATTTTAAAACTTACAAATAACTCAGACCTGTTTCCAGATAACTCCGGCCTTGATAACAAATTTTACTACATTTGGGGTCTTGCAGTTAGCAACGCCAATGCTGATTTGACTGGGTTTGATGTTCCTGAATCTATGGAGGAACTAACTACTGAACAAGCTAACGCTTACTTCATTAGTAAGGGTTACACTCCTACTAATTTCTTCTAATGCATCCTTCAACTATTGCGCGATATGCGCCCGCAGAAACAGCACGTCCTCAAGGTCAACCAGTTGCTGGTACCACCGCTGATCAAACTGTAACTGAAGCTGGTTTTTATAAATTTTTTAGTTACACTAGTGGATACTATTACATTGTATCTAATAGTGCTATTAATGTTTTTCCGCAATATAACACTGGCAACTACATTATTGGTGGTCATCAGTATTGCTATTATTTAGAACCTGGAGATCATTACAGGGTTAATTCTACTAATGTTCTTGTACAACGTTTCGCCTAAATTATTATGATCACCCTTATCCGTCCAATTTTGTTCAGTTTCCTGAACTCTGACAAAGTTAAACTTCTTATCGTTGACATGCTGACTAAGTTGGCTGAGTCAACTGATAATGAAGTTGACGATAAAGCCGTTGAGTTTATCCGCAACGGTTTGTTTCCTGCACCTAAGCTGTAATGGATTTAGGGGAGCCACCTAAGCTTCCCTATATGGCGCTTCCAGAACCGCTTGCATTGCCGGTTCCGGTACTGGAGGTACCAGATGCTCATGTACCTAGTTACAAGCCCATTGTGGTGCCTCCTAGCGCCCTTAGAGCGCCTCCTGGAGTCAAAGGGAAACCGTTAGAAGGCAAACAACCAAATACACCTACAACCAATACACCTAAAGCACCAGAGATGGACTATGTGACGGTGCCTCTTATAGACAAAGAGGTACCAGTCCCTAGTCAAGAGATTCTGGTCACTGCCGTATCGACAGCAACTGTGTCTGTTGCGGCCACCCTTACAG